CGCGGCCCTTCTTGGCAGAGTAAACTCTGCGGGGAATCCTCCTCGACTACGGAGAAATTCGTAGTACTCGTTCTTCCATTCTACTCAACGAAAAGGAGTCCATATGATATTTGGCCGCGTAGAACGTTTTACCAACGCTGTACGTGTACATCTATCGAGTGGTTCCGTCTCCGTTGTTGTAGTCTTAATACGTCGTAATGTTCATCACCTTCCTGACCGAGTCGTAATTGATGAGGCCAGAATTGTCCTGGGACGCGAGTCCCCCGACATCTTTGGAGATGTAGTTTCCGTAAATGGAGACTATCCTTTCCATTGGGGAGGTGAGGCTGATTCTGAAGAAATTCCCTATAATGATCATCTTGAAACGGTGACCAGAAAGGGTTTTCTCGAAGGGATCAGTTAAGTTACTTCGTAAATTGACCTTCCTACTAAACTGGAGCATCAAATGAACGAAATGTTCTCGAAGACGATGGTAGCATGTGCCGCCATTGCAACCGTAATTGGCGGTGGTGCCGCTGTCGTCAACGGGGCTAAAACGCTCGTTGATGCAAGAGTCGAGTCTGTTCTCCTTGTAAAGGAGCAGCAGCAGTCTCCTATAGAGGAAATTGTTGAGGGAGTTGGAACCCTTTTGAAAGGTTCCAAGAAGTAATCGCATTATAACTTGAATGAGTACCCACAGATGACTATACTGAAAGATACTACAATTTCTTTCCCTACGAATAATAAGGGCCGATATTGGCTCTGGAACGAAGCGGACACTTGGGACATAAATAGTAATTTTATTATGAATGTCACTCGTACTCGCTTAGGTACCAGGCTGCCGAAATGGGCAACTATTATTGCTGAGGGCGGGAACGCAACTACTGCAATGACTGCAGTGATGTGTTCTCTCGAGTATAGTCGTCTGAAACGCATCCATGAAACATGGATGTATCAGGGTAATCCGGCGCAATATGGGAAACGCGAGAATGAGGGTGATACGTTTATACGTAACAACCAAAATTCTCTCGATTTCTTGGTTTCGCCGCTCAATTCATTTATTAATAATGCAGACTTCGTCGATAACCTAGCAAAAGCGGCGTTCTATAAGAAGCTTAAGTTGCTCACAACCCAATTTCAGGGCATGATCTTCTTAGGCGAGCTGACAGAAACGCTGCGTATGCTGCGCAATCCTCTTCTTGGCATTAGGTCTCTTTCTAAGGATTTTCTTGACACGTTACGTAAAAGAAAACGTGCCAGTCCAAAGAAATGGCTGAATGACATTGGAGGGGCTTGGCTTGAGCAGTCGTTCGGCTGGAATCCTTTACTTAATGACATCAGTAATGGTGTCAAAGCGTATCGGAGACTAGTCGAACCCGTTAAGACATTAAAACTGTCTGCCGGCGCTTCTAAATCTTACGATGTTACGAAGCAGCATACCTCGCCACATTGGCCTGGTTTTGTAGCTCCGTATGATAGTGGGTGTTCTTTTCACACTATCAGTTCTTGGTTTATCGAGAACTTCAAAGTCAGATATAAAGGAGCGGTTATTACTCAAGTTGATGCTCCAGGCTGGCAAAATGATGATCTCTTTGGCTTTGAGCCTCAGAACTTCATTCCAGCTGCTTGGGAATTACTTCCCTGGAGTTTTCTCGCGGACTACTTCACCAATATTGGTGATATTCTGGATGCTTCAATTGTCAATACAAACCGTCTGGCATGGGTCAACAAAACTACGATATCTACCAAAGTCAAACATGGTAGATTTTCGCAAGTCTGGGGATCTCCGCCGGGTGGTTCTGGATGGACAAAGGTCGCACTCAGTGGTAGTTCAGGTTTTCATTATGCTAAGCGGAGAGTTGTCGATAGAGTTGCTAATGTTGGGATGAATCTTCCTTCATTGCAATTCAACTTTAACTTAACGGGTGGTCAATTAGCAAATATTGACGCATTGTTAAGTCAAGCTCGCGCTCTCCATCCGCAACATAACCCTCGCCATTGGCACCGTTAGGTGCTTGGTACATAGAGGAACCATATGTCATTTGCTCTAACAAGCCCCATTACAGGGCAAGCGCAGACGGGGTTCACTGCCCCTACCTATACGCACGTAACGGACTCTGCTCCCGATATTTCTGGGAAGCAGGTTGCAGTTACAACGTTGGGCGGGACGCAAACCGGCGTCACGACGCATAGCATGTCTTCACCCTTTACTTTGACCTTCTTTAGGCCTAAGGTTTTCCGTTTTCTCGGGAAGCCTAATCCTACGACTGGTCTCATAAAGGATGTCCCGCGCAACACGTTTAAGTTGATCACTCGAAAGGGTGTTCTACCTTTGGCGGGGCAGCCGTACCAAAACTTGCAGATCACTACAATTTTTGATCTGCCAGCAGGTTCGGATACTGCCGATGCGCCAAATGTACGTGCTGCACTGTCAGCTCATTTCGGAGCCTTGGTCCAACAGTCTGCAGGGACTGGCGACACCGTTGTTAGCGGTGTTGTCTAGTTCCTAACAGCTGTTAAGCCAGGCCCGTCATCCGCTGACGTTGCGGGATAAAGGAGCAAGCATGCGTAATTACGCTGTTGAACTTCCTTTTAGCCTGAATCACGATCTAAAAATGGCTGGATGGAATGGGGCGATTAGTCCCTATCCTGATATGAACCTTAAGCAAAAGGCTATGCAGTCGATTCGAAACGCGTTACTAAAGAAATTTAGTGATAACGTTTCGCCTTCTGCAAATACCAATGCTTTAACACTTTTCTTAAAAATTAATGAGAAGTGTAAAGGTTTTAAACTCGATATATCCAGCTGTACCGAAATCGAAGCCATAGCATTAGGAGAGGCGAAAGATTTTATCTATCGCGCATTTCATCATCATGATCAATCTCATGGAAACATGAGAAAGCTCACTCTTGCTGAAATTTCTTCTAAGCTAGGCGTTGGTAACGGTGCTAACATTGGTAGCTTTAGTACTGATTTTCTTTCAAAGATCGGTACGAGCCTAATGTCAGCTTCGGATCGAAGACTGCACAAGTTATATGTGCAGGCGATTTCATGTGACCCGCTTTGGTCTAGCGTTGAGTTTACTAGATCGAAGTTTAGGGAAACTGATTTCGTTCCAGGTAGTCGCCTTAGTTTTGTACCTAAGACAGTGGAAATAAGCCGCACCATATGCACTGAGCCTCTTCTGAATATGTTGTTTCAGAAGGGTATTGCTTCCGTCCTTGAAGGTCTGTTACGAGAGGTTTGTAATATCAGCCTCTCTAAACAACCAGATTGGAACAGAAGTCTTGCTCAGCTCGGGTCCGTCGGTGGCAAGTTTGGTACTATCGACTTGTCATCCTTCAGACTCGATGTCTACTAGTTTGGTTAC